TTTCGGCTGATAACGGCTACGGTTTGGTTTCCGCAAGCTCCATAAATCCCACGTCCGGCGGCGCTCCAGCGTGGAAAGCGTCGGACGGCATCAAAGAAGGCTCGACTACCTCGTGGGAAGCGGCAAAGGATTCCTACCCCGCATGGTGGCTATGGGAGTTGCCGGTCATGCTCAAAATCACAAGACTGGTGCTGTATAACAAGTATTCCGGCTACGACTATGTGACAAAAAACGTGTCGGTCTACTCAGACAAAGCCAGAATGCGGCTCATCGCCAGTGGTACGTTTGAGGCGGCGTCCTTTTCGACGCTGACCTTCGATTTTACCGAGCCTGTGATTACAGACGAGCTATGCATTGTCTGCGAAAACAGCTACAAGGAAAGCAACACCTATGTGGGCTTGGGTGAAATAGAGATCGCCGCCGAGGAAGGCGTCCAGCAGTTCACCGTCCGTTATCAGGATTGGGACGGCACACTGCTCAAGGAAGAAACCGTTGACAGCGGCGGTTTTGTGACACCTCCTGCTGATCCAGTTCGTCAGGGCTACACCTTCACAGGCTGGAGCGCCTTGACAGAACGAGTGCTGGAGGATATGACCGTCACCGCACAGTACACCAAGGACCCGACAGAGGAGAGTTTTCTGCTCACGCTTTTGACGGAGCTTGTCGGCGAGCTACATATCCCGCTGGAAACAGGCGTGTTCAAGGACGCCGCACCCGACCGCTACTGTGTGTTTACACCAATGGCGGATACCTTCGAGCTGTTCGCGGACAACCGCCCGCATAATGAAACGCAGGAGGTGCGAGTGTCCCTCTATGACAAGGGCAACTATCTGCGCACTAAGAATGCGCTTGTCCGCGCTCTGCTCGATGCGGATATCACGATAACCGACCGTCGGCATCTCGGCCATGAGGACACGACGGGCTATCACCATTACGCCTTTGACGTGGCGAAAAACTACGAACTGGAGGAATAAACACATGGCTACTATCGGCTTAGACCGCCTGTACTACGCTCCCATCACGGAGGGCGCGAACGGCGACGAAACCTACGGCTCGCCCGTCATGCTGGCGAAAGCGATGACGGCGGAGCTTTCCATTGAACTCAACGAGGCGATACTCTATGCGGACGACGGCCCATCGGAGGTGGTCAAAGAGTTCAAATCCGGCACACTGTCCCTCGGCGTAGACGACATCGGCGCGGCTTCGGCCGTCGCTCTGACCGGCGCGGCGCTGGACGACAACGGCGTGCTCGTATCCGCAAGCGAAAACGACGGCTCTCCCGTAGCGGTCGGCTTCCGCGCTCGAAAAGCGAACGGCAAGTACCGCTACTTCTGGCTCTACAAGGTGAAATTTGCCGTTCCCGCGACCAATCTCGCCACCAAGGGCGATTCCATCACCTTCTCGACGCCCACCATCGAGGGCACGGTTATGCGCCGCAACAAGCTGGACGCGAACGATAACCATCCGTGGAAAGCGGAGGTCAACGAGGACGATGCGGGCGTTTCGGCGGCGACCATCTCCGCATGGTATACGACCGTATATGAACCGACTTTCACTGCATCCAGCGCCAACCTCTCCTCTCTGACGCTCGGCTCCATTACCCTTACTCCGACTTTTGACGCAAACACCATCAGCTATACGGCAGAGACGACAAACGCCACCAACACGATAACGGCTGTCGCTACGGATGAAAACGCATCCATAGTCATCACAGTTGGGGAAACCACGGTAGTCAACGGACAGGCGGCGACATGGGCAAGCGGAGCGAATACGCTGTCGGTCGTTGTGACAAACGGCAGTCAGGCCAAGACCTACACGGTCACGGTCACGAAATCGTAAGGAGGGCTGAATTATGGAGAACGAAAGAAGCGCCGCTATCACTATTGGCGGCAAGGAATACGAGCTGCTGCTCACGACCCGCGCTACCAAGGAGATCGCTGGACGCTACGGCGGGCTTGAACATCTGGGCGACAAGCTGATGAAATCCGAGAACTTCGAGCTGGCGCTCTCTGAGATCGTATGGCTCATCGCGCTGCTGGCGAACCAGTCCATTCTCGTCCATAACCTCCAAAACCCGGACGACAAGCGGGAGCCGCTGACCGAAGAGGCTGTGGAGCTGCTCACCTCGCCGCTCGATCTGGCAGCCTGCAAGGAAGCCATTATGGAGGCGATGGTGCGCGGCACACAAAGGCACGTGGAAAGTGAGCCGGACCCAAAAAACTCCCAAGTCGGACGGGCTGTGAAGAACAGTTCGCCCGACTGATTTTTTACGGCGTAACCCTGCTCCACAGGTCTGAGCAGGAGGTCTGGCTGATGCCCTTCGGCTCCCTGCTCGACCAGTGGGAGGTATACAAGCAGTTTATTGGCATGGCGAAACCCAGGCGGGAGTATTTCATCGACGAGATCATTCCGGCGGGGATATGAGCCATCGTTCCGGTAACGGCAAAGTTGCGGGGTTTTTCATGTATAGTTCGTTGATTTCTTGCCGATAATATGCTATAATGAAGCGGGAAGTCAAGGAGGCGGTCACATGAACTATATATCAGTAGCAGAAACGGCGAAGCGTTGGAATATGTCCGAGCGCACGATTCGTAATTATTGCGCTCAAGGGAAAATTCCCGGCGCGTTTCTCACAGGCAAGACATGGAACATCCCTGAGAGTGCGGCGAAGCCGGACAGAATCAATGCGCGTTCCGCTGCGCCGAAAACGCTTCTGGATATTCTGAAATCGGAACAGGCGGCAAAAACCTCCGGCGGTATTTATCACAAGCTGCAAATTGAGCTGACCTATAACTCCAATCACATCGAGGGCAGCCGCCTGACCCACGACCAGACGCGCTATATCTTTGAAACGAATACTATCGGCGCGACGGACGGCACAATGAACGTGGATGATATTGTCGAAACGGCAAACCACTTCAAGTGCATCGATATGATTATCACGCAGGCGAAGTATCAGCTGTCAGAGAAATTCATCAAGGAGCTTCACCAGACGCTGAAAAGCGGCACGAGTGATTCACGCCTTGACTGGTTTGCCGTGGGCGATTACAAGCGGATGCCGAACGAGGTGGGCGGTAGAGAAACCACCCCGCCAGAGCAGGTCGCGGACGAGATCAAGAAATTGCTTGCCGAGTACAACGCGGTGAAGGAGAAAACGCTGGAGGAAATCATCGACTTCCACGTCCGCTTTGAGTCTATCCACCCATTCCAAGACGGCAACGGGCGCGTTGGTCGCCTCATCATGTTCAAGGAGTGCCTTAGATGCGGCATTGTGCCGTTCATCATCGACGACGATATGAAGCTGTTTTACTATCGCGGGCTGCACGAGTGGAGTGGCGAAAAGGGCTATCTGACCGACACCTGCCTTGCGGCGCAGGATAAGTTCAAGAAGTATCTGGACTATTTTAGGATTGGGTACTGAGCAATAAATCGGTGTATGTGGAGGTGATAAAATGAGAAAAACAGCAGCTGAAATTGGCAAAGAATTACTGAAATCGGCGCAGGAGATAAATAATCAAATTGTTAAAAAAGGATTCGCGACAAGAGAGCCGTGGGGGCTTAAACTTACCGAGTTAGGTAAGAAATTTGGGAACTCTATTATAAAAGTCAATAGATATGGTCATACCTTCGAGAACATAGAGTGGGATGAAAAAATCACCGAGCTTTTGTTTTCGTTTGAGGAACTTATGGATATTAAAAACAAGAAAACTTTGGCAGAAAGAATTTTGAAAGGTAAAAACCGCTAATTTATCGTTTTCTATATAGAAAACACCAACTGATAACCACATAAACCTTTCGGCACTCTGGAAACAGGGTGCTTTTTCATGCCATTTTTCCGGAGAGGAGGTGTATTAATGGCGGATAATTTCGGTCTGAAAATCGGCGTAGAGGGCGAGCGCGAGTTTAAGAAATCGCTTGCGGACATCAACCAGCAGTTCAAGGTGCTCGGTTCGGAAATGAACCTTGTGACCTCGCAGTTCGACAAGCAGGACAAGTCCGTCGAGGCTCTCGCCGCCCGCAATCAGGTGCTGAATAAGGAAATCGACGCGCAGAAGGACAAGATCGCCACGCTGGAAGCGGCGCTCAAAAACGCGGCGGAATCCTTTGGCGAGAACGACCGCCGCACACAGGCGTGGCAGACCCAGCTCAATAACGCGAAGGCCGCTCTGAACGGCATGGAGCGGGAGCTGGACGACAACAGCAAGGCGCTCGGCGAGAACGCGGACGGCTTCGACAAGGCCGAAAAGGAAGCGGACGACTTCGGCGACGAGGTCAAGAAGTCCGCAAGTGAAGCGGACAGCGCGGGCGGCAAGTTTGAAAAGCTCGGCTCCATCGTCAAAGGCGTCGGCGCGGCTATGGTCACCGCTTTCGCTGCCGTGGGTGCGGCTACGGTCGCGGCGGCGAAAGCGCTCACGGATATGACCGTTGGCGCGGCGGCCTACGCGGACGAGATTCTCACCGCTTCCACCGTCACCGGCATGAGCACGGAAAGCCTGCAAGCCTACAAATACGCCGCAGAGCTTGTGGACGTGCCGCTCGACACGCTGACCAAGAGCATGGCGAAGAACGTCAAGTCCATGTCCTCGGCGCAGTCCGGCACCGGCGCTATGGCCGAGGCCTACGCCGCGCTGGGCGTGTCTGTCACCGACGCGAACGGCCAGCTCCGCAACAGTGAGGACGTCTATTGGGAAGCCATCGACGCGCTGGGCGGCATATCCAACGAAACGGAGCGCGACGCTCTCGCCATGCAGCTTTTCGGCAAGAGTGCGCAGGAATTGAACCCACTCATCGCACAGGGTTCGGAGGGCATCGCGGCGTTGACCGAGGAAGCAAAGCGCATGGGCGCGGTCATGTCGGACGAGCAGCTTGCCGACCTCGGCGCGTTTGACGACAGCATTCAGCGGCTCAAGGCGGGGAGCGAAGCGGCGAAGAACGCGCTGGGGCTGGTGCTCCTGCCGCAGCTTCAAGCCCTCGCTACGGACGGCGTGTCCCTCATCGGCGACTTCACCAGCGGCTTGCTCGAAGCGGACGGCGACTGGACGAAGATCAGCGAGACCATCGGCAACGCCATCGGCGGGCTGGCGGATATGCTGCTCTCGAACCTTCCAAAGATCGTGGATGTCGGGTCGCAGATCGTGCTTTCCCTCGTCACGGCGATCACGGACAATATCCCGCAGCTCGTTTCGGCGGCGGGTCAGCTCGTGAAAACGCTGCTGGACGGCTTCATCAAGGCTCTGCCGCAGATTACCGAGGGCGCTGTCGAATTGGTTTTGGCACTGGTCGAGGGCATTTTGGAAAACCTGCCCGCACTGGTGGAGGCCGCCGTGCAGATGGTGGTTACGCTGGCGCAGGGCATCGCCGAGGCGCTGCCGGAGCTGATCCCAGCCGTAGTGGAAGCGGTCACGACTGTCGTGCAGACGCTGGCGGACAACCTGCCCATGCTCCTTGACGCGGGCTTGCAGCTTATCCTCGGACTGGTGCAGGGCATCCTCGAAGCGCTGCCGCAGCTTGTGGAAGCGCTCCCTGCGATCATCCTCGCTATCGTGGATTTCATCATCGAAGCCATCCCGCAGATCATCGAGGCCGGTATACAGCTTCTGACCTCGCTGGTGGCGGCGCTGCCCGATATTATCACGGCGATCGTCGAAGCGATACCGCAGATTATCGACGGCATCGTAACCGCAGTATTGGAGGGCCTGCCGCTCATCATTCAGGCGGGCATCGACCTGCTGGTGGCGCTGATTCAGGCTCTGCCGGATATTATCGTCACCATCGTGGAAGCGATTCCGCAGATTATCACCGGCATTGTGGACGCGCTCGTCGGAAACATCGACAAGATCATCATGGCGGGCGTCCAGCTCTTTGTGGCTCTCATCGAGAACCTGCCGACTATCATCATCGAGATATGCAAGGCCGTGCCGCAGATCATCGCTGGCATCGTATCGGCTTTCGGACAGCTTGCCTACAAGATCGTGGAGGTAGGCGCAAACCTC